ACGCAGGTGCTGTAGAGCCATCCTTAATACCTGTCGCCAGGCCGGAAATTATGGCTCTATCTTACGAGACTCAAAAACTGCCGTCATCAAGCTGACTGGTCAATGCAACCGTCCCAGTCAAATTAGGTAGCGTCACGACACGATCTGCTGTTGGATCGGCAACCGCCAAAGTTGTTTCAAACGCATCAGGGCTGGCACCCTCAAACACCAGTGATGCGTTCTCATTAAGCAGCAACTGACCACTAATGATCCCGCCAGCCTTGGGCAATGCCAGTGCAGCCAAGTCATAAGCCGTCTTGACACCATTTGGTGTGGCAGCAGTTGTTGTACTAGAACTTGCAACACCATCAGTCAGTTGCAGAACACCAACAGCACTTGTCGTACCAGTCGTGATTGAGATGGCAGGCGTTGTTGTCCCAGTCGCAACCTGTATTGGAGCGGTGCCGCTAACGCTGGTAACTGTGCCAACTTGATTAGCAATCCACTCAAGACCAGTTGCTTCGCTGCTATTGGCACTAAGAATGTAACCATTCGTTCCAACGCCAAGCTTGTCCAGCGTGGTCGTACCTGTTGGAACGATTAGATCGCCCTTTGTATAAGCGGCAATTCCAGTGCCACCACGAGGCACAGCCAGCATTCCGCTGGTCAGATTGGTCGCAACGCGGCATTCGGTACTAACTTCCTCAAGTGCTAGCTGTACGTTTGTACTGCCAATACTTGCTGCAGGAGCAAACGCAACATTATTTGCTGTTTGCGCCGTATAAGTAGACGAAACATCAATCTCAATCCAAGTTGTTCCGTTTGATAAAAGAATGTCAGGCGGAGCAAGAGTCACCGTAGGCGCTGGTGCTGTGCCCGTACCACCAATAGCAACAACCAGATAATAATTTGAGTTGTCTGAACTTGGGGAAGGCAAAGCATTGCCAACACTTATGCCCAGGGCAGAACCTTCTGAGGTAACGCTCGCAACTTGGTTTGTTGTTGCGTTGTAAGTACCAGCAAGGATGATTGCACCAGCTGAAATGCCAAGCGGCTGCCAGACGTTGCCGTCCCAGACAAAGAAGTTCTTTTCAAGCGGGTTATAAAATAGTTGACCTTTGAACTCAGCAGTAGGCAATGATTCACCAAAGGCAGTGACAGAACTGTCCGCAAGTTTGGCTCCCGTAATTGCCGAATTTGCAATCCGAGCAGTTGCAAACTCGCCCGTTGTGATTTTTGCTGCATCAAGATCAGGGATGTTAGCCGCAAGCAAAGCCGTTGCTGCAGTGACATGACCTTGAGCGTCAAAAGTAATACCGCTAACTGTTGCTCCAGTTACCGCATTGCTGTGGTTTAGCGTTCCACTGGTAACAGCTAAGCCTGTCCCAGGTTGGATGATGCCTTTTGCAGATGCTGTTGCATCAGGCAGATCAGTCGGCACCAAACTACGGAATGTTGGTGCGGCATCAGAACCAGTTGTTGGACCTGCAAAGACACTTGCTGCAACTTGCGTATCAAGTGACAGTGATAGATCAGTTGTAAATGCAGTTGGGTTACTAACAACAACAGCAAATGGAGTTGACTCCGTGACTGTTATCGACTGGATGCCAGCTTCTTGTGACCAGGCTGACCCGCTCCAGCGATATGCAATGCTTGTGCTGGTGTTGTACCAACCTTGACCTGTGTAATCACCTGTACCAGAAGGAGTGGCGTTACTAACAATGCAGGTTGCTTGATCACCAATTTTTTCTGCTGTAACTGAGTCAGGATGAAGCTTGCCCGTTGTTACTGAGCTAGTGCCAAGGTTTGCCTCAAGAACAATACTGTTTGCAAGCGTTGTTGCAAACGATCCAGTGCCGCTGCCTGTTACAGCGCCAGTTAACGTAATTGTTTGATCGCCAGTGTTTGTTCCGCTACTGGTACCGCTAAAGACTGAACCGTTAGTCCAAGTGCCGGTAGAAGTTGCTAAATCTCCAAGACCTAACGTGGTGCGCTGGTTGGCAGCAGTTGCGTCATTAAGTAAAGCTCGGCCAGCAGCAGTACAATCAATTTCTTCAATTAATCCCCCGCCTGTGCTACTGCGACCAAGGATTATGTCGGTGCTAGTTGTATTTTGAATTTTGTCATAAGTGACAGCGTCCCCTGCAATGGCTGCACTATTAACGACTCCAGCAGCAAAGCTTGTCGCAAATGATCCTGTGCCCGTACCTGTAACAACACCAGTTAACTCAATCGTTTGGTCGCCAGTGTTAGTACCAGTGCTTGCACCTGAGTGCGTACCACTAAAAGTGCCATCTTGCGTGGCTAACGTTCCAAGGCCAAGTGTTGCTCTCTGCTCTCCAACGTTGGCATCAGCAATTAGCGCACGACCTACAGGAGTACAACTAATTTGCTCAACTGTGCCTGAACCGCCAGATGCACGGCCTAAAATTACATCGGCAGATGTGGTGTCCTGCAGCTTGTCGTAGGTGACTGCATCTGACGCAATATTATTTGTTTGAACAATGTTTGAAGAAAGAGTGGTTGCAAAGGATCCGGTACCAGTACCTGTAACTGCACCAGTCAGCTCAATCGTTTGATCACCAGTGTTAGTACCAGAGCTTGTGCCCGAATGCGTTCCAGCAAAGGTACCGCTTTGTGTTGCTAACGTCCCAAGGCCAAGTGTGGTGCGTTGAGCTGCAGCATCAGCATCATCAAGTAACGCCCTGCCTGCTGCAGTTAACGAGAAAACTGCATACGTGTCAGACGCAGTCGCATAAATACCTTGATTTGCGGCAGTCGTTAGCCCTGAAATTGATTGCAGGCCAGCGTCATACGCCTGGACATTCGTCCCGATTGCTACGCCAAGATTTACCCGTGCATTGGCAGCATCACTTGCTCCCGTTCCACCATCCGCAACAGTGATGTCTGTAATACCAGTGATCGTGCCACTGGTGATGGTCAGGTTTGTAAGGGTTGAACCGTCAGCATTAAGCGTGGCAATTGTGCCAAGACCTAATGTTGTTCGCTGTGCTGCCGCACTTAAATCATCTAGTAGTGCTCGGCCTGCAGCAGTACAGACAATCTCTTCAATAATCCCAGCGTTTGCGCTGCTCCGCCCCAGCAAACGGTCAGTTGCTGTAACGTTTTGGACCTTGGCATAGGTGATTGCGTCGTCAGCAATCGAAGCCGTACCTAGCTTTGTTGTGCTGCTTTGATCAAGCTTGTCTAGATCAATGGTGCTGACATCGATCAGGTCCAGACCAGCGTCAACAAGGTTTTTTGCGGTAACCTTCTTGGTCTCAGAACCGCTAATGTCCGCAATAGGCAGGACGTCTACTGCTGCAACCCCAGCCTTGGACAGCTCGTTGAGCTGCGTAATTCGTTGGTCAGCCAAGGCTCAGCTCCTTACGCCAGGGGTACTTGCGTTTAGTTTAATCCGTAACTTCCGTCAACAGGAAATTGAGAGACTGCTCTTGACGGATTCGATCGTCATCTTCTTTCAACAGGTATTCAGCCAACGTGCCAACTACAAGCTTCAACTCGCCAGTCGTCACAAAATCCAGAGTGCATCTAATGGCATCGTCTAGGTCAACCGAAACGCCAGAATTGGTTACAACAGCAGTGAGAGAGTAAAAAACGCTCTGCTCTGCTGGGTTTAAATCCTTATCAATTAGATAAAGGAAAAGATCAAAGGCACAACCTAAGTCAAGCCTTTGTATCAACTGGAGCATTAATAATGACGTCTCTCTTTCGCCATCAGTCGCATTGTTGAAAACGCACTCAATACGCCCGCTGCCGCTAATCAAACCAGCATTGTATTGATTCTTAAACTTGTCGGAAAGCGATGTGGTGTCAACCTGCTCACGGCTAGCGTTAAATTCATAGCTAGTAACATCGCCAAGAATATTAGAGCCAATGTCTCTAACAGCGACTGTTACCGCAATAGGATCTCCGGTAAAAGTTTGTAGCGCAATTTCATTCTGTCTATTGTTGTTTACAGCATCTGCAAATGTTGGATACAGACGCAATCCACCTGCAGCGTTAACATTTACAAAAGTGCTGTAAGTGTCTTGTACCGTCCCAGAAGACCAGTTGGATGCTGGGATAAACAGAAGTTTTCGTGCATCAGTTGTTTCAATATCAATCTTGTCCCCTGTAAAAAGATTGTCTATCCCGTTTGCCGTCCCAATGCGGTTAAGCGCCGTACTGATGTCATCGCTAATAACTTGTTCCGTTAAGATGCCGAGGGCTACTTCCGTCCCACGGCGCAACCGGACATTACCTTGGCTACCAAGAAAAAACGTCATTAGGCAATGACTTCAGTAAAGTCTCCATCAACCGTAAAATTAACTGGCACTACAGACAATTCTCCAGTCGAAACAGAAACGCTTGCAGACGTAATGTAAGCATTAAACTTGATGTCGTCTGACGTACCAGTGCCAACATTTAATTCAAGACTTACGCGCTCACTTTCCGTAACCGCGCCTGTCTTCATAATCTTAGAAAGCAACTCAGTAAATTGAGTCTTGGTCGCGCTTTCGCCAGATTCAAGCTTGTAATACATCAGGGTCGCACTGCCCGTAGCACCTTTAACCCCAGGGGTGAAGGTGTTTACGCTACTAGAAATATCGTTGGTACTTAAAAGTTCTACCGTGGTCTCAATAGACCAGTCACGAATCTTAGCTACGGGCTTGCCGCCAAAAACCAGCGAGCCTGCGCGTCCGGTAAAAAAGGCCATCGCTTCGCTGGACTTAGAACATTGGTTTCATACTAGCTTACCTTGAACAGGCTGGGTCTAAGGTCCGCGACATGGGCACGATCCTCATCATCACAGGGATACTCCATAGCTCTTACCGTCACTTCACCCTCTTCGTCTAGCTCTACTTCCGTAATCCGGAACACACGCTTTTTGCCCGAAGCAATGCCCATCACATAAAGCTGGCCAACCTTATCGGATAACGCTGAGGCAACGCCATTTGAAACCACAACTGAATTAACTGGATTAATCTCTGACTCGCTTCTGTCATAAACCAAAAAGTTATACGTCCCGCTTGGAATGCTGTCCTGTAATGGCGAGTTCAACGCACCACCAGCGTCAATAACGCCAGAAGACGTTCTCTCCCAGTTTGTCAGGCCAATATCAACATAGATAAACGCTCCAGGTTCAATGGGATTAGTTGACGGGAACGTTTTAAATTCAATGCCTCGCCTGATAAACCTGCGCTGATTGACCAGCATCTTGCCAAACAAGATTGCTTGCTGCTTAGTAGTTACAAAGCTGCTTACGTCAAACGTTTCCTTGATAGCTGTATGTTCGACTATACCTATTCTTTTTACCTCAACTGTTCTTTTCCGTTGAAAAATTGCTTTCGTGAACTCTTCCCTGTAAACAATACTGGCAATTAAATCTTGCGTACTGGCTCCGTAATCTAAAAATTCTTCTTTATATGAGTCTTCAAGAATGTTGCCTGTTGTAAAAAGTGCAGAAATAGTTAAAGGGACAGGCTGGCCGTTGTCTTCAGCAGCCTTCCCGTCCGAATCGCACGGCAGGGCAGGAACAAGCGTTTCTCTTCCGTTCTTTCTCGCAAATTCCAACAAACTAAATGGTGCTGTACTGACCCAGAACTGACGCCATGAAGAATCATCAGCGATGACACCATCCATAAACAGGGAAATAGGCGGAGGCGTTTGACCACTTTCGGGATGAGTAGGCAAATTGTTATTGATGCAAAAAGCTTTTGCAAGCTTCAAGCTCTCTTGGTCTAAGGCATCAGCTGGAGCGTATTTTCCAATGCCGTTAACTTTATCTAAAACGGTATCTACAAAAATATCAGGAGCATAACTCGTGCTTTCGCCTTGATAAGGCTGCGTAAAATCTTCAACTCTGTAACTTTGTTTGCCCTCTTTTACGAAGGCAGTCACGTTGCGTAAGTCTTGAACTCCCTTCCCTGCAAACATATTTAATGAAAGTATTGAGAGGTTTTTATACGCTGGCTCTGTATCCTGTATTTGCTGTTCAGTAACAGCCGTTAAGGTAAACTCTGGCCCATTGTCAAAACTAAATTGAACTTGCGTGTCAGTATTGACAGAAAATATGTCCCATTCATTTGTAAGCTTAGGCCCACGCTCTTCTAAGGCTGGCCAGCCATCTTCGTCAAGAGTCGCGTACTCTTCACCGTTCCACCAAACTGTTGCTCTAATCCCACTACCGTCTTTATGGCTTTTTTTGGTGCTATTGCTTTCTAAAAGAGCAAATTTTGTTTGCCCATTTTCTTTGATCTCAGAAGCAACATCATAGACAGGTTCAAGCTTGAAAGCATACTTGCCTCTGGTTGGTGCAATAAAATTAAAGTCGCTGTAAGTGTCGCTTTCTGAACCGTGCCTTAGTACAAAAAGGACATCATGGACTTTGTACTTGCTTTTAGCTGCTTCTTTGTAACTAAATCTAAAAAAAGCTTGGCGCCCTTTGGTGCCATTATCAGATAATGAATACCTTTTTGACGCCTTAACTTCGCCATACTTTTTTTGACGACCAGAAATTTTTCTATATAGTTTTGATTTAATAGAAAACTTGACATGGTCCACTTCACTTACGGTTTCGTATGCGGCTGACTCTGCCTTGACTAAAGCTTTAACAAAAAAGTTGTTATCCTCTCGCGCAATAAGATCGTCCCAATTTTCAAGGAAGTAATCGATACTGCGCTTAGCGCCTCTCTTTTGCCTTTTTATGCGGCTAAATTCTTTTTCAATTGCTTGAACACCAAGAAGGTCTGGAATCCTTTTGTTTGTTGGAAAATTATCTTTTCTTTCTTCCATCTGCGCTATACCTCCAAACGCATAGCGATTCTCGTTGATATCCTTAAACTCACCATCAGAGTCCAACAGTTGTTCAATCAACCAGTCTCTTTTGCGCTCAATAATTCGCTTGTTTCTTTTAGCAATTCGACTGTTAAGCTTGCTTATTTGCCTCTGCAACCTTAAATACTTGTTTCTTATTTTTAGACCATTTTCTGTCAAGTCTCCATAATTTGGGAACCTGTTCGCTTCTCCTTCGGTGCTCTCCGAAAAAGCGCTATCTTTAACTCTTTTAGACCTTTTGATGCCTTCTTTGTTAATGTCTGCTCTAAGGTTGCTTATTTTGTTTAGCTTTGCTTCTACTTGCCCGTTCAAATTTGCTAGCAACCCATACTCAGAATCTTGTTCAAAATCTGCATCAATAGCGTCATTTAAAGATGTGTTTTTAAACGGAGAGGTTCTATTGCCTCTGTCGGGTATTGTTAATTTTACATTTGAATCATCGTACTCTCCATCTTGAATCTGAGAAATCAGTCTTCTTGCTTTTGCAAGGTCGTTGTTTAACTCTTTTCTTGCAACTTTGCCACTTATTGTCGGAGGATTTGCTGCAGCTTCTGCTTCTAGGTATCGCGTATAATCAAAAGAACCAGCTGGATCTATCTCTGCGCTTCTTTCCTCATCAAGCTCGTTTACCCAGGTAACTGTGCGCTTTGCCTCAAAGTCATAAGTAATACTATCTTCAACTAAACTAAAATTAATTGACAACGCATCTGTAACATATTGATCCTTCGGGTCTGGATCGCCACTGTCAGCAGAACTTGTATAGTTGCGTTCTTTTCTAGGAGGATTGTTTTCGTTTTCTTCTTCAGTAAATATATTTTCAAGTATTGTTTGATGTCTTTCTAATTGTGCTTTTCGTTTTTTAAATTCTTCATTTTGGCCAAGCTTGTTGTAATCAGCGGTAGGGCAAGCACCTGTCTTAATGCACCTAAAAGTCGCATCAACATCTCCATCATCAGGATCTGAAAACTCACCAAAACTCATTAAACGAAATTTTGCTGAACCAAGCATGTAGGTGCTACCGAAGTCCAACGAATCAACTGCTTGGCGACGAAAATCTTTCGCTAAAGCTCTTGCTTCTTTATTCCCATCTTTGTTGCTGCTTCCTTGAAACCTAACTACTATCTCATCGTCTTTTTTGTACCTACGGTCGGTTCCGCTCCAATCGTTCTTTTCTAGGGTAACTCCTATAGGAGCATCCTTTTCGTTGCCTTCGCTGTCCCTTGTTTGCATATTTACATTTACTGGAACGGGATCGAAGACTCCGAATGCAGAAGATGTTGACGGTGAGTACGCTTGGCTAAACCCGGATGTTCCTTCTCTTTCGTCTTTTCTAGGCGTTGTAATTTGACAAACTTCTTGATTGTTCTTGCGGAGTAAACTCTCCGGATATACATTTCTATCACCTCTTATCATGTCTACAAATCTAGGCGGTCTGCCAGTGCCTATATCTTTGTAGAAAAGAAAAGTTGTTGCTGGATCTAACTGACTAATGGCTAAAGAACCAAAAGCTGTTCTATTTGGGTCAAGCTCAAGAACTCGTGACGCTCCAATTACAAACAACAGCTGCATAAATTGCGCTGAGCCGAAGTTGTCAATAGCCGACCACACTAGAGAGCCGCT